ACCCCTGCTCTCTGGTTCCAGAACGTGTCGCCAAAATGCTTAGGTCTTTGATCTCGGCTTCAACATCTTCACCTTGCTCTTGACGCTCTTTCAGTTTCTCGATCTTTTGCCGAGCGTCAAGCATGATCTTCTTTGACACCTTACGGTCGTTGTACATCTTCTCCATGAGAATCGGAAGGAATCCCTTACGATCTTGCACAAAGAATTGACCATTAGCTGCCAAGCACAAGTTGTGATTCTTGACGTGTTCGGTGTCTATGCTCTTAGTCAACAACCGATCAACCAATGGTTGACCAGCTAGGTATTGTAGCTCAGCCGGTATATCACCATCTTCAACGATGGTTTCAGGAGAGATATTGTACTGCATAATCAAGTGCGGGTACAATGAATTCAAGTCGAACGACACAACCCACTCATGGGCACCAGTGATCGGTTCCTTGACGTATGCTCCAGCGTACTGCTCGTCCTTGTGACGAGTCTCTTTCTGCGGAATAACGATGTTGCGGTCACGCAGATGATTGTAGATCAAAGCATCCCAAGTTCTCACTTGTGAGAACACTTCTTCGAAGTTGATCTTTGCCAGATATGCCAGTGAAACGTGCAGGTCGATCAGGTTTAGTTTCTCGTCCATGCGATACACAAGGTCAACATCGTGAACATTGTAGGCAACAAACTTCGGGAAATTCTCTCGGTAGAAGGTGGCCATGTGGTCATATTCTTCGTATGACAATTTCTTTTCACCTAACACAACGTAGGCAATATGACCTAACTTCCAAGACTCTTGATTCTGGTAAGTGTATTTCTTGAACAACTCATAGAAGTCGAGCGTAGAGATTCCCAATAATTCATAGACAGTGTAATCCTGACCCCACTTGTTAATCGTCTTAGTACGGATCTGTTTCCATGGAGACAGTCTCTTTGCTTGTCGCTCACCGAGCACTTTTTCAATGCGGTTGACCAGATACGGTATGTCAAAGAACCGCACGTTCCACCCGCTCAAGATGTCGGGCTTCAAGGCAGCCCACATTTCAATGAAATCTTGTAGTAGCTCAGCTTCGTCAGTATAAGAACGGCACTCAGTTTTTAGACTATTATCAACGTCTTTGAACGGTTCGGTGAATTCGCCCAATCCAAACACCCAACGCTGATTCTTCACGCGAACCGTGATAGCATTGATACGTTCAGTTGCGTTCTCGGCATTCGAGAATCCCGTCTCACATTCGGTTTCAATGTCGATGAACGCAATCTTCATCTGGCTGAGATCATATTGAATATCAGCACCATTGGTCTTGTTTGCGATAAACTGAACGGCCCAGTCATTATTGCCATAGACTTTGAAGCCTTCAACATCCGCATATTCTTTGACGAATCGCTGGCTCTCTCGAATCGTACCGGGGTTGATGAGAGCTACCGATTCACCTTGCAGAGTTTTCCACTCGCTGTCGTCCTGTGTAGGCACATACAACCGGGGCTGGTAGTCAATCTCCTCGAACACCGGCTTGCCGTCACGAATAGCCCGGTACAAAATCTTGTCACGGGACGTGCGTACATTAGTATAAAATTCACTCATTCTGGATTATTCTGCTCAGTCCAAGCATACTCGTCAAGATTACCAATGATCTTTTCGTATATGTCTTGACAGGTGTTCAGCCCACGTTGGTTGAGATAATACGGTGGGGCCCAATCATTTCCAATGGCTTCATAGATTTGCTCTTGTATGGTCTTACCTTCAACCATCAACTTCAAATGCGGTGTTAGCATATTTGCGTTTGCAGCTATCGCACCAACGTCGCCAATATTACCGTATCGAATACGAACACGAACAACACTTCCTCGGACAGCTTTGCCTGGGTCGGGATGCTCGACGACTTCGATTGACCAACCCTCACCGAACCACTCATGTAGCTCAGCTTGGATCAATCCCCTTACAATATCTTCACGAACAATCATTTCACTTGTCGATACCGTAGGGCATTACTCGATATTCAGTGCTTTCCATCTGCCACCGGGGTTCCCATAATGCTCGTTCGTCCATACGACCTTGGTGATATGAAAACATATACGACAAACTGATGATAAGAACCATCGCAATCCAAGTCAACGTGCCTATCACGAATCTTTTCAGAGTTAGCTTACGCTTCGGTTTCATGAACGTGAGAACCGAGAGAAGCAATTTTAGGCTGTATTGTCTCATCATGTATATCGGTGGCATATCTTCTCTTATCCTCAACTGAGCGTTCTGCTGGCTTTTCAGTTTCGACCAGCAACATCGGTTCTTGCGTCTCGGCCTCTTTACGCTTGCGGTCAGCTTCAAAGAACTCACCAGGCAAAAAGATTTTCAAAGTTGGCATGTTCAATGACTCGACACCGAGCAAGTCTCGTTCGACTCTTTCCTCAATATCAATCATGCTCATGCCAGCACGGGCGATTATCGCAAGATGGTCAGCCGTTCGGTCGCCACCAGCCCACCATAGCATGTGATTGAAAGCAACCCACGCATGGTCAGCGATCTTCATATCAAGCGACCAAGGAGCAACCTGAATGTCGCTCGATCGGAATGCGGTGATGGGAAGACCTGTCGCAGGATCGTGGGGCATATCGTTCCACTTCATGTCGAGCAAATCTCGGTCGATGCGTTCCTCATGGTCCATGATTGCACAGGCATTCCAGACAACCGCAGCAAGGTGATCTTCCTCACGGGCACCACCAACCCACTTTTGTAGGTGTCGGAACATCGAAGAATAGTAACGAGAGAGAGGCTGCCCTAGCTCCCAGTTTCGATCACCGTACTTGACGGCACCGTTTTCGTAGTGGACCGACAAGCGTTGAATGCCATGGATGGGAACTACTTCGGGGTCGCATACTTTTGCAATGCGAATCAAAGCATGAACCGGCAACAGGTCAGGTCGGCCTTTGCCTTCTGCTGAATCACGACGGCTTCCCGAATCAAACTTCTGATGTTCTTTACCAGTTGACATCACTTCTTTAAACTGCGCCATCGCCGCCTCCTCCTGCAATTATAAATTATGTACCAGTAGAACCAAAGCCACCCACACGGTCTGTAGTCTGTGCGGGTTCGACATCGGTTTCGATCAAATCATATTTTGGTAACTCGACCAATTCAGCTTGGGCGATACGCTCGCCATGGCCAACGGTCAGGGTTTCATTTGTTATGTTGTGCAGCGGAATCAGTGCTTCGCCGAAGTAATCTGAATCGAATATACCAACACCATGGACAATCTTCAATCCTTTTCGGATTCCAACGCTTGAGCGAGAGAACAACCGAACAGAATATCCTTCGGGGGTGTCAAAGATAAGTCCCGTGGGAATCAGAATACGACAACCAGGACGAATGAGAACACCACGACGGCCGTCCTCAATCACACCAGGAATTGGCTGGACGGAAACTACGTCGTTGTTCGCATCATAGATGCGAACAGCTTTGCTTGTGAAGTGTGCGTGAAGGTCAAAACAGGCGGACTGTGACGTACCAAAGCGTGGGTCCATGACATCGGGATGCATCTTATAAAATTTTAGGACTGCTCTGTCATTCATAATAAAACTCTTACAAGTATTTAGTACCGCGGCCTACCAATATTGTACTTTGGTTGCAACTGCCACTGACTTTTTTCGCCGTATGAAAGAATCTTGATCTGGCTAATCGGCGCAACAGGTTCCGCTGTGCGATCCGGTTCGGCAAGGTCAAGCAACTCCCACTCAGCAAGTAAGTTTGCGATAGTGTTGCGTCGTGCTACGTCGTTCTCAGAGAAGTTGGTTGGCATTCCGTCGAGTGCAAACAACTCTTTGAAGTGAACGATGTAATACTTTCCTCGTTTGTGCAATATATGACAAGACTGGTACAGCTTCTTCTCTGTTCGGGAAGAAACTCCGATTCGTGTCAGCGTCTCACGGACTTTCAAAAAGTCATCCGGTTGCCGCAGCAGAATCTCAATCAAATCTTCCACACCAATAGGCGTGATTCGTCTATCTTCTTCATGGGACATTTTACTACCTCAAATCGCTGGATCATTCCTATGCATAGTACATGATAGTTATCCATATTTAGCGATTTGGGGCTTTAGCGTCCCTTGCGAATTCCTCCGGTGTCCAATAGATGTTTGATTCGTTCAAGTTGCTCGGGCGTCAGCAGCGTAAGAGCTTCAAGCGCCCGTCGATTTGAGTAACCGAAATATTGTTTCACGGCATCCAAATCCTCAGGTATGTCAGGTTTCAACCACGGTGCGAAACGCTTTCGTTGCTTTACGGAATGTAGCAGATAATCAAACTGCATCTTGTTCGGCAGACCGTGCTTACCATTCATTTCATTAGCTTGAAAGATAGTGTCAGGAAAGTTTGACAGACATCTATTCACGATGAAAGGAAGATACGATGCCTCGGCCTGACCATCCTCAGGATCGTCGAGCAACGATTGTTTATTTTGATTGATGGCTTTCAGCCAATCGGTCAAGTTCATGTTCGTACCAACGGTGCTAATTCTATTCGACGTTCATGTGATCGCTCGACATATACACTCGATCGGTCGCAACCAAGGAAGTCTCTACCTTCATTATCGCAAGCGATTGCGGTCGAACCACTACCACTGAATATATCTAGAACCACATCATCAGGGTTTGTGTTCGCTCTAATGATTCGTCGCAGCAATTCAATAGGTTTCTGAGTCTTATGCCAAGCACAGTATTCGAGACTGGTCGTATGGTTGTTCTTCTCCCATACATCAGTTGGAATCTTACCAAGCGGGTTATTCTGTGCCGTTGCTCTTACGTTCTTTGCCATCTTGTATGGGATGCGAACGTCGTCAGCATTGAACACAAACTCTTTGCCCTTCGAATACATGAGCAGATCCTCATGCTTTCGCGGAAACGTTTTCTTTGTTCGCCCACCCCAATCGTAAGACCAGATAATCCAATTCTGATAGACCATCTCAGGGATACGGTCGAGAACCTCCATCTTATACTTGAGGAACGCATTCGTCTTTGTCGTTCCCCAAACATACATGCAGCGGCCGGGTTTCAGCACCCGAACACATTCGCGGGTCCACAAGCGACACCACTTGAGATATGCTCCCATCGTGTCCCATTGCTTATCCCATTCTTCGTCAATAACATCGAAGTAGGGCGGATCGGTCAAGACCAAATCAACTGAGTTGTCCTCAAGACCAGCCAAGAATTTCAGGCAATCATTACATACGATCATTTCTTGCTCGGTATCTTCATGTTGTTCTTCAATTCATCTTCCGTCCATGTATCGGTTCCATAGCGGTGTGCTGCTGTCAGCTTTGCGCCAGGTTTCGTGCCCACAATCACTACGTCGGTTCGTCTGGAAACTGACGAAGAAACATACGCACCAAATTCCTCTAATTTGTCGGTCAGTTGAGTGCGGGTGAAGCCTTCCAGCTTACCAGTCAGCACGAACGTCTTGCCCTTGAAATCATAAGTAGGTGCGGTTGCAATCTGCAACAATGTCTGTGCATAGTCTAAGCATATCTTGCGAGCCGGACTCAAAGGGTCGATCTTACCAAAACAACTCAATTCGCTTTTGAAACTTTGCAGCTTGCGACGGTCGAGAACTCCCACCGCAGTATGGTCGGCGAGGGCCTTGACCCCACGATAAACCCAACCCTCTTTGGTTTTTAGCCCTGCTATGATTGTCACAAGTGTAATTTCTGCCATCAGTCAACTTCTGCCAGGTCAAACTCTTTCAGTCTCTTGGCGAGATCAGCCGTCGGATCTTTCGCAAACCATTGATTGTATTCTACCATATGCAAATCCTTCGCTAGATCATTCTTGATCGACGGCAGAAGAACATAACCAAACATCTCTCTCAAACGAGGATGATCGCCGTAGAGCAGGTAGCACATAAACTTGTCAACTTCATAACGCAACCCAACCTCATGTTCGTAGTCTCTGTCGCCAACGGATACGCCGAACGGCACTACATCAAATGGTCGCAATTTTCCGGTGCGGTCAATACGTTTGAGGGTATACATCCCAAGTCTAAACGCAACAGCGACACGCAACCACAGAAAACCTAACTCATCCCATGCATCCAATTGCTTGGTAATACAGAACGCCACATAGTCGGGGTCTTGTTCTGTCTCAACTAATTCGGGCGCCAATGGCTCCACACCAGTTTCCCAGCGATTGACTTGCTTCTTCGGAATGCGTGTTGCTTCCTGCAACTTAACACGATGCCTTTGCTTCTTTGCATCACGAAACTTCTGTTGCTTAGATTTATTCTGTTTGTTTGCTTTACGTCCCATTATTGTTGCACCGAATATGTTTTGATAAGATGGATTGGAATTGGAACCCAACCCTTTTCTTCATTCCAGAAGTATCGTACCAGGAAAGTATCGTAAGGTAACTCACCAATGTATCTGTCAATTGGACGGCAATCAGTATAGTCTAGCGTATACTCATCCTCTTTGTGGTGTACTACCACACGAATCATTTCGCCTGAAAAATCTTCGTATTCAAGCATAACCGACTCATTACGCGCCGTATGTTCTTGCTCGATTACACCGTCTAACCATTCTTCGAAGAATTGATCGGCTATTCCGGGAGGAAAGAAAAACGCCATGGGCGCACAACCGAGCAGCACGTTATCATAGAGATAATCTTTTCGCTGTTCGTCAAAGAGAGTGCGAAAGTGTATGCACTGATCGTGAAACTCTTGAAAATCGTATTTCTTGTCCAACTTTTCAAGAGACTTCATAAAGGCCTTGTAGTCGTCTTTGCGGCCTTCCTCAAGCAATACGAGAGGGTTATATTCTCCGCTGTCGATAGTATCATCGGTCGCACCCATCGCCTTAGCGAGCAGAGCAAATTCTTCTTCAAACTCTGAAATGCGATATTTCTGCGCCAATACTTTTATGACGTTCGACAAATCTTCTGCTGTTTCTGGTGTTGATGGTGTTCCCATAGAATCGTTCCAAGTCGGTCCAATATTTAGGGGATCATTTTCTGAGCGTATCATAGTCGTGAAATCATTCATTTGAATTCGCACTCCATCATAATTTCAGTCAACGCTGCAACCAAGTTGATTTCCTGATCTGCAACAAACGCTGCCTTGTACTGATACTCAGCGAGGATTAATACAAGCTGCGGGATCGACCCCTTCTCCATAACTTCGTATGCTGCATCGTAGATACTTCGAAACACCTGAACGGGATCGTTGTCGATGTTCGAACCAACCCACTTTCGCATATCGGTAAATTGTTTGGCTTTCAGAGAAGCAACCAATTTCTTGATTGCTACTTCACCGACGTTGGCTAGCAGCCCGGCGTCGATCACACCAGATAGCGAATACCGCATCAACTCACCGATAATTCGTCGGAAGTCAGGAAAGTGTTTACTGATTAGTTGAGCGACTACAGCTTCTTCGAACGGAATGTTTTTCTCGTCCAAAATCATCTTGCATCGCTCAAGCAACTCGGTCGCCAGAACCGGCTTCTCTGCGTTGGGGATCTGAAACTCGATCACGGCGCAACGCGAATGCAACGGTTGAATAATTCTATTTTTGTAATTGCAGGTGAGAATGAACCGACAGTTGGCATGAAATTCCTCGATCATACCACGCAACGCTGGCTGAGAGGATTGTGCATTCAGATAGTCAGCTTCATCAAGAATCACTACCTTCATACCACCCGACAAAGACACGGTAGACGCAAACTGACGAATCTTCGTGCGAATCGTGTCAATACCCGAATCTTCGGATGCATTGACAAACAGAAAGTCAAGGTCTAGCTCATTGCAGAGTGCCTTGGCCACGGTCGTCTTGCCGCAACCAGCACCACCGGCGAGCAGAAGATTATGCACTTCGCCGTCGGCCACCATGTCCTTGAATGTTTTCTTGATCGCCTTGGGAAGAATGCAATCGTCAATTGTCTGCGGACGATATTCCTCAGTCCAAATAAACCTATCAGTTGCGGTCATCATAATAATATCTCACTACTATAGTATAGCACATAATCAGCTAATGTCAAATTTTCCTAGTAACATATTCAGATTCGTGCAGCCATGGGTTACAACTATGCGGGGATCCACGAAGTCGTTGGTCAATAACCAGTCGGACATTCTGGCTAGATTCCTAACCAGCAATTCTTCGGAATCGAACAGCTTGTTGATTGATTTCTTGGAATCTTCTACTAGTGGTCGATGCAACCAAATATTCTTTCCGCGAAACTGCACAGTAAAATCTAGCTTGTTGACGCGAGACAGGGCTGCTGCGATCTGCGCCTCAGCTAACTTCTCTATACCGGTCCCGTGTTCCAGCAGATCGGCCGATGTCTCAATACAAGCATCATCGTAAAACCATACCATGTTGGGTTCAACTTTATGGACACCAATCGGCGCGAAACCAAAGTCACGCTCCCAGATAGCAGGCCACAATTCTATTTCTTTGGCGATCATGTTGCCATGTCCATACTACTACCATAAAACGGGTCATTTTTATCTAACACAGATTTGGGTAACACAACATTTGGCTTCAAAGGAGGCAGCTTTGCGACTGCCGAATCGAGCATAACGTAATTGTACTTCGTGTCGGCATCATCTCGTTCGCCCATAGTGTAATAATGCTTACCGTCTTTACTTTTATACTCTGGCAACCACTTAACTTCAACCATCTTGATAAGGGCGCTGAACAGGTTTGAAAGCATATCTGGCTGGGACGAGAATCTACGAACCACCCCCAATTTGCGGTGTCTCACCGATACATCGGTGCCATGTATCTGAATGACAGTTTTGGAGTGTGCCGACCCCTCAGAGAAAATTTTTCCCACCGAGTTTTCGAGCACCGTTTGCTGATCCAACTTCGTCCAGGTGGCCCAGCGTTCAACCTGGATGTTGTCTCCGCTCTGGTCCTGCATACCGTTCCATCTCCACACGCAACGTGCAGACAGAGGCATACGGTTCGTAATATCTCGCGGCACGAACCGCTCGTCTATCTCCCATAGCTTCATCAGCAAACAGATGGCCGTCGGGCATTTCACGTCAGGTCTCCACTGACTACACGCTTCGGCGGAAACGTCCACACTCCGCCGTGGTCAATAACGTGCTTCGGTTTGATCTCTCGTTTGAGCCCGAGGATGTCTCGGATTACTGAGTAGGGCAGCGGCATAAAGTTGTGACAGTCAACACCGATGTCCATGCTTAGAGCATTGGGCATGTGTTCGTCCATAAACTTTTGCAGTCCACCGTGGGAGTGACCGTACAGTTGAAACCAACCTTTGTACGATCCCATCCATGTAGCATGGGCATAGTGCGATAGCATGATCGGCTGAACATTCTTTTTGCTCAACGACTTACGCAACTTCCTTCGCAACGAAGGTGTTGCCTGGACCTGTGCTTCTGTCAACGTAACATCGTTGAACACATAAATCATCGTTGATTCGTGGTATGCTTGAAACAGGCCGGTGCTGTATGCTTTTCGCTTGTCGTGGTTGCCCCAGATCAGGCGAATATCTTTACAGTTGATCGCGTCACGGTATCTCGCTGTCTCCGATG